ACATTATATACTGCATCTTAATTTATTTTAAAATTTAATGATTCAGTTGTTTCTTTTTTAGATTTAGATTTACTAGCTTTTTTCTCAGTTTTTACTTTTTTTTTTGGTGTAAAATGATTTAACATTTCTTGTTTAGTTTGTGGTTTAGTTGTAATTACTTCTAAAACTTCACCAAAATTAATTTCATCAAATTCTTCTTCTTCAGGAACTTCGGGTTCTTGTTTTAAGCCGAATTTCTCTTCTAAATTTGGAATTAAATTTTTAATAAAAGCTACAAGCTCTCTAATGGTATCATAATCAATTAAATTAATACCATCATAATCTCTATAATCAATTGAATCTAAGTTAGTTGTTATAACATTTTCATTTGGATCAATAATCAAATGAAAATTCTTATTTGAACTATTATATTTTGTTTTTTTCATATATTTTACCAGCTTCTATTGAATATGTATCAACTCTATAATTATAACCATTTCTTTCAACTAAAGTTCCTTTAGCAAAAAACTTGCTTTCTTTTATAAAGTCCGCTTTACTAATTCTACCAATTACAGTTATTTTTGTCAATTCTTTATTAACTATAAAGAAAAAATAAGAATCATTTTTTTGTATCTTGGTTGAATAAACTGGAACATCACAAGTATAATATTCTCTTACAAAACCAGCACTTTTTTTAGTTTTTACGTCAACTTTTTCACAATTTGAAATAAAATCGTAATCATGACAGTCTATTTTAACTGCCTTTGGAAATAATTCTTGAAAATAATATTCACCAATTCTACCAACTAAATTAGCATTAATTTGAGCTTCCACATTCTTTTGAAATATACTAACTCCATTGCTAATATAATGCTTTTTAACATCTTCATTTAACTTTTCTAAAACATTTGGATCTATATCTATTACTTTAAACATATCATTATCTCCTTAATACCATTTAGAAGTTGTATAGACTTCATTTATGGGTGTTTTATCATCATTTAGATAAATCGTATTCTCTTTATAACAAGATTCAACAGTGCGAGTTATACGACCTCTTACAATCTCATGATCAAGGAAAGTTGTTAATGATATTCCTTCAGTATTTTCAAATCTTTTAGTATCGTGACTTGCTGAATTTTCTGGATCTGCTAATTTAATTTGCTCATGATCTCCAAGAATAAATAATTTTGAAGTATCATCAATTCTTGTCATAACACCTCTTAAAGTTTCTTTGTCAATATTTTGAAATTCATCAAGTATTAAAATAGAATTTTTATATGTTAATCCTTCGATATAAGCTAAAGCCCACTCAACAATTTTACCTTCTTCAACGAATTTTTCATAAGCTTGTTCTCCAATTAATTCAATAAAAACATTTTTCATTGGTAGCATTAAAGGAGCAATTTTTTCATCTAATCCACCTTTCAAGAAACCAAGCTGTTCTCTTCTACTCGTGGTAACTGGTCTAAGAAGAATTATCTTTTTAAATTCATTTGTATTATCTAAAAGTTGTTCCATAGCTGAATGACAAGCTATTGTTGTTTTCCCCGATCCAACTTTGCCAATGATAAAAGATATTGCATTTCTCTTGGTTAAATTAAAACAATCTTCTTGTTTCTTATTTCTCGGTTGAAATTTATCAACTTTGGGAGTTTTTACAAAAGTAAAATCTTTCTCTGTAAAATCAGATTTTCCACCTTCCCATAATTTCGGGGGCTTTGAATTTGATTTTTTAACTTTGTTAGACATTTTAATTCTTCTTTGTTTTTATAATAATTAATTAAATGATTTAATAAAATCACTCACTAAATAAATGATTTAATTCTTTTTATCATTTTGTTCTTGCACCCATTTTTCACCACGACATAGATTTACATAGCTACAATTCATGCAATAATTGAATTTACTTATTTTATTGGGAAGCTTATCTTTTTTAATCTTTTCTTTTAAAACTTGAACTTTTTCAATCTCAGTTAACGCAATACTTTCATCATAAGAAAAGATTGTTTCTTTTATTTTCATACAATCATTTTTCATATTATCTTCAATATATTGTAAATGATTATTGATTAACTCAATTTCATGTTCATTTTCAAGTGTTTTTAAACTAGCACGTAATCTTGAAAAGTCGTTTGTGTGATTACTTTGATTTTTATTTATATAGATTATGTGCATTGATTTCATTTCATAATCTGGATATTTTTGAAGTAAATAGTAAGCATAAACATTTAATTGATGTCTATGGTCTTTTTTTGGTTTATCAGCATTTGTAACATAAGTAAATAGCCCGAGATTGGTTGTTTTTATGTCCATCATTCTAATTTCTTTTTTGTCATGATCAATAAAATAACCATCTGTAGAACCACATATTTCATTCTCATCATCTTGAAAAAATTCTTCTACACCATGAAGTAAATTAAATTTTGACATTTTATCTTGAATAAGTTTGTGGATTGCATGACCGAATTTAAAAACAAAATCACGATCAAAAGAATAAGGTTCTATAAAATCGGGATTTTTAACTCTGTAATAGATTTTTCTTAAACAAGCATCACCAGTGAATTGACTTATTGAATGATAACCTTTTATAGATTTATGATCATCATTATCTTTATCTAATTCAAAAGCTTTTCTGATATTCTCAGCAAAAGAAAATGAATCATCTATAAATTCTTCTTGTTCTAGTTCTTCCATTTTTACATGGTTAAATTTCATTTTATATCTTATATCCTTATTGTAATTAACAAAAATTTTATTGGAATCAATGGGATTTGAACCCATACCGCTCTCCCGAGAGAGTGTTCTACCAGTTAAACTAAAATTCCATATTTAAACAAAAATCTGCTCTCTTTGCACCGTTCTTACGAGAGGCATAGCAGATATATTGCGGAGCAAATCATTTAATTAAACCGAAGCTTATTTCTGGCATATCTTCAGATTTATCAGTTCTGACGTTTTGTTTTTAAACTATTAATTAAATGATTCCGCTCAGAGGGATTACATAAAGTCAAAATATTGCAATAATACCTTGTTTTAAGATAATACCCAAGCCGTGTTGACTGAATCGAACAATCGTAAAGGGAGCTACCTTCTGTTTTACCACTAAACTAAACACGGATAAATTTGGGATGCTGGGTTGGAATCAAACCAACTGTCATAAATCTTTTCATCGAAACGTCATTATCAATAGACTAACAGCATCATAAGTTGTGAAAGCGGAGATGGGATTTGAACCCATGACTTCAAGGTTATGAGCCTTGCTAGCTAACCACTGCTACACTCCGCTACGTATTAAATAAAAAGTTTCTTCAGTATAATTCACTTCTATGAAGTTTCATAAGTAGATTCCATCTTTTTATTTAACTTGTAAAGTTTCTGGTCGGACAATTACCACCGTTAATTAAGCATAATTATCGGGCTTCTCGCTTTACTCTTTTATTATAACATTATTTAACTTTATTTGTCAAGCCAATTTTTCCTTTTTCTTGTGAAATATTTACAGTTGGTGTTACTTGACCTTTTAATAATGTTTCTGGTGAAGCTTGTATATTATTAGATAATTGATCAAATACTGTTATAAAAGGAGCTATACCGTTGTTTGTAGCTATAATTGGTTTATCAAAGTAATCTGAATTTTCTGGATCTTGAATTGGTGGTAATCCAACAAGTTCTCTATTTTCATTAACTGATGTGCCACAATATTTAGAAGCATTAGCTACAGTATTTTGAGAGTTTTTATTGTTAAACATTCCAGTAACACCCGATTTAATTGTTAAATCTCTTGTTTGCATAATAAATCTAAAAAGTTTTAAATTAATGGTATCATATATTATTTTTAAGTAATGATTTAAAGTATTTCTAATAAAAGCTTGCTCTTCAGATGAAATAACTTCAGCATTACCAGAACCTTCTTTAGCTCTTACACCAGCAACACTTAAAGGAACACCATAACAAGTATAAATGGTATCTCTACTAATACTTTTTAAACCAGAAAAATCAATATCTCTTACTTTATTACCATCATAAACTAAAGCCATATCACCTTCAAGTACCATAACACGACCAGCATTAGATGTCCCAGTATATTTTTCTTGCATTTCTTGTCTATTTCTCTTAACAACATCTTTGCTAGAATTTGCCATTTTAAAGATTTGTCCGCCAGTGAAACTTTCTTGAAACCATGATATAATATAATTCTTAGCTTCTTCATCAAAAGAAATATCTTTAAATAAAGCAACCATTTCTGAAACTCCATAAAGAATAGAATCTGGATTTGGCTGTTTAAAGTGAATAATTTCTTCTTGAAAGTAAACTCTATCAATTTTATTTGTCATTATATTTGTTTGAGTATAACAAAATTCTAATTGACCATTTTCAGTATTTATAAACGGAATAACTCTTAATGTATTTGCAGGAAGAAAGTATATTGAATGAATATCACCATTTAATTTCTTTATAACTTGCCAAAAAGCATTACCATAATTAGCTAATGATTTAACTGTTTTGTAAATAATAGAATAACCAAATTCATTCATATTTGGGTAAGAAAGTAAATCTGTTAAATCATTTACTAATTTTTCTTTTTTATTATTTTTATGAGATATTTGAAATAAAGGAACTGTAGAAGCACATGAAGAAGCAATGATATGAGAAGCATGTTTTACATAAGGATTGTCAGTTGATAACTTTTTTAATATCCAAAAAGAAGCTCCAACATGATCATAACAAATTTGATCAAATTGCTGTGATACTGGTGCTTTCTTAGATAAATCAGCTTTAGAAGAATCTGGTATATATCTACTTCCTTCGGCAAATGCTGGCTTCTCTGATATTATATCAAAGCTTGGATAAGCCCCCGATCTTGAAACTGTTTCTATATTAGATGTTACTTCATTTCTAAGCTCTTCTAACATTCTTTCATCAAATAACATATATTTTTAATAAGTCCTTTAAAATTTCTTAAAAATTATTCTATCTATATTTTAGCTTTATTAAATCATTTAATAGATTTATTATTTTATTAAATCATTTAATAATAAAAGCAATCACTGAAAAGAAAATACTCTGCTAAGTCATTGTGTTTAAAAAAGTAAGAATTATAAGGAATTTCTAATAATTGTTTATCTAAATTTTCTTGTTTTAAATCTATGTAATCAATTAATTTATCTAATCTTAATTGATAATTCTCTTCAGTTTCATTATCTCTTTTTTCTTCATCATCTAATTGATATAATAGCTCAATTATTTCACTATCGTATTTTGCAATTTGAGTTAATCTTGACATTATTATACTTCTATCTTTATTAAAAAACACAAATGGAATTATAAAAAATATTCCAATAACTTTTATAAGTAATTCTATTTTTACAACGAATATTAAATTAATAAAAATTAAACCATTGATTAGAAATCTTTTCATTTTTACTTTCCTTTTATTAAATCATTTACTCGGTGAGTGATTTTACTAAATTGCTCAATTATTTAATTTATTTTTAATTGCATTAAATGTATTTCTTTGTGAAAATATTCCAGATCCATCACTACTAGATTTAACATAATTTGTATTTCTAATATCTATAACGTGGAATCCATCATCACTTTGATTTGAATTATGTATTGCTACTGTTAATAAAGCTTCAGCATCGGCATAATCATCTTTACCATTCTTTTTAACTAATTTATTACCAATTAAATAAACATTAGAGAATTGTTTCATTGATTTTTGATCATATCTACCGCCATCAAATCTTCTCTTTCTGTGTCCTTTAACCATATCTGATTTTGTTAAAGAATAATTATCTATTTTGTTTTGTTGATTTGTTTCAAATCTAATTAATATTTCTTTCATTCTTTCGGCATCTGCGTCTTGTTGTTCAGTTCCATCAGAAGCTTCAAGAAAATCACCAACTGATCTTCCAAGTCCTTTATTATCCATGCAAAATGATTCCAATTGAAAACAATGAACGATTCTTTTTACATATTTTGCTTGTTGAATAACATCAGTTGAAATTGGATTAAGTAAAAATTCACCAATTATTTCATATAAATCTGAATTACCAACTTGTCCAGCTACTTTCATAATTGAATCATCATTAGTTGAAGCTATATCCCAAGAACCAACAAATCTTGAATACTTTTCAAATTTGGGAGCTAAATCATCATTATTTCTTATGTAATAAGCTGGCGATAATCTTTCATTTAAATTATCTAAATTAAAGTATTGTGGTGGTATTCCCAACTCATCATAAGAAGTATAAAGTTCTATATTTCCATCTCTATCCAAATAATAAGTTAATATAAAATCTTCAGTTAAATATGGATCTTCACTGCTGGTTAAAAAACTTGATTCGTACTCTTGCTGAATATCTTCTTGTGTTAATCCTTCAAATAAGCCATTATTATTAACTGCATGGACAATATGCGGTACATCTCTCCATGATATTTGAAAGAGAACTTTACTCATTTTTGAATCTTTGCTAACAACATCTTTGGTACATAAATCATAGAACTTACCAACTTTTCCTTTTGGTGTTGATGTTGCTACAATTCTTGATTGACCTTTTGTTATAGAAGGATATAAAGCTCTCCATATCTCAAAAGAATCTCTTGCTGGTATCATAGCAAATTCATCTAAGTAAATATTTCCAGTGAATCCTCTTGCTGAGTCTGGGTTAGAAGAGAGTGAATAGATTTTACAACCATTTTGAAATTTTAATAAACTTTTATTAGCTAATTCAAATTCTGGTCTTAATGATTCGTGCATTGAATTAAAAGCATCTTTTATTCTATCTAAGACTTTATCAGCTTGTGGTCTTGTTGCTGATACAATACAAATCTCTGGAACTAAACCAAAATAGCCTTCATAACAAGCTCTTGCTACAATAGCTGTACTAAATCCCGAATTATGGACATTAATGCCATTAGCAAAGTAATTATGATGTTTTTCGGTAGTTAAATCATAAGTCATTTGATTACCAAGAGAAGTAACTGTTTTTATCTTTGAATACTCTTTATTGGTATAAATTAAATCAGTATCAACGATTATATCTTTTAATTTAATAAATCCTTTATTTTTTACATGGTATCTATGCTCTAAAGTAGAAGTTAAATGTTCACCATTAAATAATTTAATTTCATAAACTGGCTTAATTCCAGCTTCCCAAATATCAATAATTCTATCGTAGCATTTTCTTTTATTAAATTCATCATAACTCAAACAATAGATATTATTAGCATTGATATGTTTATCATTTGAATACATTTTATATAAATTTGCAATTGATAAATTATATCCATCAAGAGAAATCATTGACTTACCAATAATACATTGTCTTGGTTTTAAAGCTACAACGATTCTATCTTTGTCTTTAAGTAAATTCATAAAATGAACTTGCTTTGCATAAGGTTCAAACTTAACACCATCTTGCTCTTCAAACAACTTAGTTAATTGAGTAATAAAACCAGCAGTATTTTTACCTCTTGTTAAATAAGAGTTACGCATTATTTCAGCGTTTAATTGACTTATATTTTTTATTATTTCCATATTTATTTACTTAATAAAACTTTATACTTTATTTATTGTAACATAATATTTTTAAAAAGAAAAGTAATTTATTAAATGATTTATTTAGTGAATGATTTTGTTAAATCATTTAATATCTAAGAAGAATTTTATGTTTTACTGATCATCTCATATCCTTAATTTAAGACATTTATTTTTAATCTTGGATAAATTGTACTGCTAATCAAAATAAATTGAAATTTGATACCTTCAGTGAGTTATTAGAGCTATTTATCGTAACTTTCAATCTCACCAGTTTCATTATTAATTACTGGATATTGAGTTTCAATATATTTCATTCCATTTTTATCTTGTTTTAAAGATTCACTTATTCCAATTTCTTTCATGATTAAAGTAATATCAACTTTCTTGTTCTCATTTTCTTTTTTAGTATCTTTAGAAATATTAGCCGATAATGCTGTGAATAATTTGATTTGTTCTGAAGGACTTATTTCAGAA